GGTCTCCTTTGGAATGAGGTTCTCTCGAGAGTCGATAAGGCTCTCCATGATGACCAAGAAGAGTCATCCCGGGTTTCACACCCTGAATGGCCCTTCATTGTCCCAAAGCACGGTCCTGGAGCCACCGCCGATCGAGTCCGCGGAAACGCGAAACTCGAATTCAGCGAGTGGTCCTCAAGATTGGAGCGCGTATTCCCTTTCGTGGAATATGCACTTCCAAGTTGGAGGTATTATCCTCATCTTGGCCGTGTTGATTTCCGTGAACCTGGGACTGAACGACCCGTTAGGGTTATTGCAGTTCCTAAGACACTGAAGACGCCTCGAATCATTGCGATCGAACCTTCCTACATGCAGTATATGCAGCAGGGAGTAAAAGATCGCCTTGTTTACGAGATTGGTAGGGATACAACTGTATCTCCCATGTTCGGATACGATGACCAGGAGGTTAACCGCCGCCTGGCCATGGTAGGCTCCCTGACGGGTAGCCTCGCAACGCTCGATTTGAGCGAAGCATCCGACCGTGTCTCCAATCAGCTTGTCCGTGAGATGGTTTCCAATTTTCCTCATTTTGGTGAGGCATTGGATGCCACTCGTTCTCGGAAGGCTGATGTGCCTGGCAAGGGTGTTTTACGCCTTGCCAAGTTTGCGTCTATGGGTTCAGCTCTCACTTTTCCTATTGAAGCCATGGTCTTTATGACCTGTGTTTTCATTGGGATTGAGCGGGAGCTCGATAGACCGCTTTCACGTAGGGATGTTTATTCCTTACGTGATCGGGTGCGCGTGTATGGGGACGATATTATCGTCCCCACGCACTATGCGCAATCCGTGATGGAGACCTTAGAACTGTATGGTTTTAAGGTCAATACCACTAAGTCTTTCTGGACCGGAAGGTTCAGAGAGTCTTGTGGAAGGGAATTCTATTCTGGTGAAGATATTTCTGTCACCAGAGTGCGTAAGATCGTATCCAACGATTCTTACACTGGACTCCCTACATCACGGAGGCACGTTCGGGAGATCGAGTCGCTTGTCGCTCTCCGGAATAAGTTTTACTTATCCGGTTTGTGGCAAACGGCGTCCTGGCTTGATAGTTGGATAGCACCAATCCTTGGTGATTATCCGACCGTTAGAGTCAGGCTTCGGGATCCGTGGGAAGGACCCGAAGTTAGATCTACCCTTCTTGCTCGTTGGTCATTTCTCGATTTCTCTCTTTCTACATCTGAGAGGACTCGAGTGGACCCCAACCTTCATGTCCCCTTGGTTAGGGGATGGGAGGTGGAATCTCAGATTCCTGTTTCAAAGGCATCTGAGATTGGAGCATTGATGAAGGTGCTACCTCCAAGGGAAAATCCCTTTGAGGATGAACGGCACCTTGAACGTGCTGGCCGTCCTACGTCGGTTCGCTTAAAACGTAGGTGGCGGACACCGCATTAGCGGTGTTCTGGGGCATCCTAAGCCCCTGCGGAG